AAGAATACTGATTCTTGGTTTGGCCAAATCTTTTTTCCAAACTTCTACTAATGCTTCAATCGAAGTATCAAAGTTCTTTTTCATTCCTGTTGTGTCTTCGGCTCTTAAAAATTCTACTGTCTTATCATATAATGGACACCAATAGATACCACGAGCATGAGCTGTCTTAATCAATTCTTTAGGCACATGTAGTTTTGAATAGGTAAATTGTAGTGAACGATTCTTATGGTCTCTTTTATGTGGTTGACCAGATGGTTTCTTGGCAACATACCATTCAAAATATTTCTTGGTATGATTCTTCATTAGCCATTGGCGAATCTTATATCGTGTTTCTTTTTCTGGTTCAAAAGATACTGAACCTGCCGTGAAACCCATTTTCTGCCAATAAGGTAAACCATCATACTGTGATAGTCCATTTGGTTTCGCCTGGCCATAAAGTGATGTTGTTGTAATTGAAACTAACTTATCACCATAGAGTTTTTCCCATAGTTCTTGTATTGGTGTAGCAAGGCATAATAAAGCAAGTAACTTACCACCCACATAATTATAACCAAGTGGTTGTAATGGAACAATCGTTGAACCAATAGCAGTATGATTAATCATAGCACCTTGTGTTTTAAGTTCTCGACTCCAACCAATATAATTATCTCGTGGTGTTAAATCTAGGAAGTCAGATGATATGCAAATCACACCTAGATATTTCTTGGTTACTTTATCTTTAACAATGAAGTTTAGATTACGACCAATGTTTGAATTGTTTTTCATGGTCGATGAGAATGTTCGAATACAATTCCATAGTTCTGGTAAATCATCTTGTTTATTGGCATAGATGAGTTCAGGTTGTAGTTTAAGATACTCATCTGGATCCGTTGGATTCCAAAAGTTTGATTTGACCTCTTCGATAGCTCGTCTTTGGTCTTCGTCTTCAATAACTTTTTTCTCACCTTCCCATAAATCATTAATTGTGACTGATGGATATCGGTCTTGAACCTCACACCACTTTTGATAGAGTGTGTATTCTTTAACATCCATTTTAGAAACATAGGATAAATCTTTGATGACAGTCTCTTTGAGTTCACTCTCATCAATCGTAGGCATATCCTCAACAGGATTTAAAGCCAACCATTTACTCCATTGGGTTTCTACATCGTCTTTTGAATCAAATGCGTATGCCATTATTTTCTTTTCTTAATGATTTCAGATAGTTTTTGTGCTTGTAATCTTTGTAGTTCTTGTGTATTATCAATGTCTTTTTCAACAGCAGTTATAGATTTTAATACAGTTACCATTTTTTGTTGGTCTTCTTCTTGCATATTTTTAATAGATAAAATTTGTCTTTGTAATTCATCGAATTGATTTTTTTGTTTTTGTAATTCAAGGTCGTTATTAACCAATGAAGTCATAAATGAAACTGATATCACAAATGAAAATAAAAATAATACTAATACTAATGCTGTCTGTTTATTTACCATGTTTTCTTTTTCGTATAATTGTTTTAATTATTTTATCTTGTTTTTGTTTTGCTAATCTTAAAGAAACGGGACCAACATGTTCAATAAATTTAACGCCATTCATATGGTCTAGTTCGTGTTGAAAACATCTAGCTGTTAGGCCTTCCATTTTCATTTCAACTCTTTCACCCTTTTCATTATAGAATGAAGCCATAATCCATGATGGTCTTTCTATTTTAAGATATAAAGCAGGGTAGGAGAGGCAACCTTCGTTATCTTTTATCATCTCTGCCGATTGGTCGATGATTTTTGGATTGATACAGGCAAACTGAAAATGTTCTGTTCCAATAACAAATACTCTTTCAAATACACCACATTGATTAGCTGAAAGACCTAATCCATTAAATTGTTTCATAGTCATCTTTAATCGATTAATTAAAAGATTCATATTTGGATTAGGTAATGGCTGTGTATATTCTGGAATAGGTTTACTCAACATTGGATGTTTATCATCAAACAATGGTAAAGGTTCAACCTTTTTCTCTTGTGGAAGATTTGCACCAGTATCAATGGTGAATATTTCTTGGTTCATTATGTCATTACTCATTTTACAATCCTACTAAAGTTTTTAATTTTCTCAAACCGAATTACATTGTTAAATTTATCTTGTAGTATATCACCCTTATGTGAGATAACAAACAGGTTAACATCTTCAAGCATATGTAATATCTTAATCAATTCATCGGTGCCACTTACATCTAAACTCGAATCAAATATTTCATCGAGTATCAATAGATTCGTATTAGATGAATTTTTTAGTTTAGAGATAGCACGCCATGTTAGCATAAGTGCCATATCAATTCTTTGTTTCTCACCCTCTGAAAAGTTGTTATAGGTAAACTCATCACGATGGCGAGACTTAATTGTTTCTTTAAATGATTCATCAAGGTTAAAATTCACAAAGAAGTCTAATGATGCCAAATACTTATTTACTAATTTATTAATGATTGGTAAGTATTGTTTAATAATCTTTGTTTTAATACCTGTATCTTTTAATAGACCAGAAGCTACTTCATAATATGTTTTCTCATCAATTAATTCTTTAAGTTCTTTTTGAGCCGCTTCAATCTTAACTTTAAGTTCTTCTAATTGTTTTTGTTCTGTGTCTGATATATCTTTAGTATTCTTTAATTCATCTACATGTTTTTCAATACGAGCAATATACTTGCGAATCTCATTAATTGATGTTGTATTGGTTGCAATCTTAATCTGTAATTCTTGTATTTGTTTTTGTTTCTCGGATATCTGATTAAGTTTATTTTGTTCTTCTAATAGTTTAGTTTCAAGTTGAGTGAGACCAACGGTACATTCTGTAACCTTATTTGTTAAGTTACCAACTTCTTCTTCTTTAAATTGTTTATCAATAGTTTGACGACAAGTTGGACAATTATCATTGTGTTCAAAGAAATTAATATCTTTCTTAAACTTGTTTAGGTTGGTTTCAATCTGTGCTTCAAGTTGATTAAACTTCTTGACCTTTTGTTCTGTTTCTAATCGAGACACTACATCAGCTTGAAGTGTTTCAATATTACCACTAAATTGGGATGTTTCAGTTTCAAGTGTAATGATATGATTTGTATTATTGGCAATATCAAATTCATATTCAGTAATCTTCTCATCGTTATTTTGTTTAAGTTGTTTGATATGAGATTCTTTAATTTCATATTTTTGTTGTTCAATATCAATCTCGTGTTTTTTGGCTACAGACAAATCTTTATTGTTTGTCATTTTATCTCTAACGATACCATTCATTGTAGAAAATATTTGAATATCAAGGAGGTCTTCAATGATTGCTCGTCTATCAGAATTTGATAACTGCATGAATGGAGTAAATGACGCTGAACCTAGAATAACAATCTGTGTGAATGATTTGTAATTCATTTTGATTACAAACTTCTCAAGGTATTCTTGATAGTCTCGGGCGGCTGCATCTTGATTCAGTAATTCACCATCTTGATAAATCTCAAAGATATTAGGTTTAATACCACGAACAATCTTATATGATTTATTACCTGTATCAAATTCAATTTCAACAACAGTATCTTTACTATTGATTGAATTCACAAGGTTAGGTTTGACGATTGAACGGAAAGGCTTACCAAAAAGTCCAAAGCATAATGCGTCAAGCATCGTAGATTTGCCTGAACCATTTTCACCAACAACAAGTGTATTACTTGTGTTATCTAATTTAAGTTCGGTAAAATAATTACCAGTTGAAAGAAGATTCTTCCAACGAACATAACGAAATACGAGCATTATTCGGTTGTTTCCGTGTTAAGTGCTTCTACATAAAGTTCACGCATGAGTGTTTTCAGTTTATCACTATTCACATTCAAGGTAAGGTTATCAATATACTTACTTAAAATTGTCATCGTATCTTCAGCCTGGTCAATAATTTCTTGGTCAGTATCAAAACTTGTATCAGTAAAATCTTCAACGATTGAAATATCTGCTACACCAGCTTTATAAAGGTTATCAATCACATTATCAAATAGATAAGGATTCTGTTTGTTTATAACAATAACTTTCACATACGATTCTTTTAATGAATCAAAGTCATATGCTTTCCAGAAATCAAAATCTTGAGCACCATCATCATAGTTTAATTTATAGAACATACGATATGGGTTTTGAACAAATTCTAATTCACGAGTATTCAAATCAAATATATGAAAACCTCGTGGGTCATTATAATCAGCCCAAGTCATTTCATTTGGAGTGCCAACATAATAGATATGACCATCATCTGATTTATGATGGAAATGTCCAGTTATAACCATATCATACTTGATTAGTTTGTTTTTGTCAATACCACCACGACAAACATTACCTCGATCCATTTCAAACCCATCAATCTCAAAATGGCCAAATGATAGTTGTGATTTAGATTCGTTTATTTTTTGGAAGATTTGTTCTTCATTCTCAAGGCATAACCAAGGAATAACATCAACATTAATGCCATCAAAATCAATAGTATCAAAGTCATCAAATACGGTGATGTTATCATATTCATTTAAAAGTAATTGTGATGAATTAACTTCGAGTGTGTTTTTAAAAGACACATCGTGGTTACCAAGGATGGTATAAAACCTAATGTTGTTTTCTTTTAGCTTATCAAAGAAGTATTTACGGCACAGGTATAGTGAATTAAAATTAATAAACTTTCGTCTATCAAACAAATCACCTAGCTGAAATACAGTATCAATCTTATTTTCAATTAAATAAGGAAAGAATATGTTATCATAAAACTTCTTGATATACTTATGGAACTCCAAAGAATCGCCACGCATACCAAAATGCGTATCACCTAATATACAAATTTTCATTAATGTTTAATTCGTGTTTCGTTAAATTGATGCTTAAGTGTTTCTATTTCTCTTTTGAGTTGAAGTTTTTGATACTTCATCTTGCTAAGGTCCAAATCATTCACAAAACGACTATGATTTTCTTTAATTTGGCTATCTAAAATTAAATGTTCTTCTTCTAAATTTCTAATATGATTACGCAACTTCTCTTTGTTCATTTAAAACTCCATACGAATTAGGAAATCTGAATTTTACCTCAGCGCACCCACACACTATAACACATAATAATAATAAAGTCAAGCGTTTCATGGCAATTATAGGTCTTCAATAAATTGGTCAACACCTTTTGCCGGTTTGTTATCTTTTTTCTTTTTCTTGTTTTCTTCAAAGTT